AGGAGGTCCAGGACTGGGCGCTCACAGTTTACAACGCCGCAAAGGACAAAAAATTGACCGTGGGTGGCGCGGTGCGGCTGGTTATCATGGATACCGACCACACCGTACCCGACAGCTCCCTCATCAAAAGTATCCAGGAGGCGGTTGACCCCTCCGGGAGCGCCGGTGAGGGTAAGGGCTTCGCCCCCATCGGGCACGTGGTCAGCGTGGTTGGCGTAACCGCCGAGCCCCTGGATATCTCGTTCAGACTGGTCTATGCCGACGGATGGGACTGGGAAAAGGCCGAAAGCTATGTGAGGAAAGTGGTTGAGACTTACTTTGCCGAGCTGGCGCAGGGTTGGGCAAAGTCAGACCACCTGACTGTTCGACTGCCCATCATCGCCAGCCGCATCCTGCTGGACCGCGATTGCACCGGCGTCATCGAGAGCGTACTGGAAACCCGCGTCAACGGCCAGATAACAGACCTTGCTCTGGATGCTGACAGCATCCCCACCTTGAACAGCATAAGTGAAATCACAGACGACGAGGGGGCTTACGTCAATGGATAGGCGGCTCATTGATTACTTGCCGCCGGTGCTCAGAGATGTGCTGGAGTTCCAGGTTATCAACGAGGCAAATGAGCCGGAGTTCGCCCTTGCTTGGGCTGATCTGGAGCGACTGCTCGCCAATCAGTTTCTGGACACGGCGGATGCCCTGGGTGTTGGAATGTGGGAGCAGGAACTTGGGCTCAAACCCAAGGGTACAGATACACTGGAAACCCGCAAAATCCGCATCCGATCTATGTATAACTTGGAGCGTCCGTACACTCTGGCCTGGCTCCGGCAGTGGTGTGCCTCTGTTTCGGAGGGGCTGCCCTACGAGATAAAGCTCACAGATTACACGCTGGAGATCACCACGCGCTGGGACCGGGATGGCCAGGTGGAAAGCATCCAGAACATTCTCGCACACGCACTTCCGGCAAATCTGGTCATCAAATCTGAAAATATCATCGAGTATGAGATTGCCCACGAGCCGGTATTCGGTATTGGCACGCTGTCTTGTAGCTGCTTTGCACTGACCGAGAGCGGGCCAATAGACATCCAGATTGATGGCGGCGCATCCGCAACTGCGGGCCTCACCGTGGTTGACAGCATCTACATCACCGACTGACAGAAAGGGAGTAATTGAATAATGGCACAGTTTAGAAAAATGGTCCTGACTAATAATGGCCGCGCGCTGATCTCTAAGGTTATCGCAGGAAAATCCGGATTTAGATTTACTCGCGTAGTTCTGAGCTCTCATGGCTACGCGGACCTGAGCATCCCCCGTTTGTCCGATCTTGTTGGCATAAAACAGACCCTCGGCAATCCCATTGTCACACGGCAAAGCAGCACAGCGGTTGAAATTCGGGCGGTGGCAAATAACATTGCCATCCGTGAGAGCTACGACCTCAAATCCATCGGCCTGTATGCCTTTGACCCGGAGCAGGGCAAAGACATCCTTTACGGTGTGGCTGGCGCTGATGTGGCGGGCTATGTTCCCGCCTATAACGGCGTGACTGTTTCCGGCATCTACATCACTTTCATCACCAGCGTGTCTAACGCCGACAGTATCACTATGGAGGTGTCTGACGGCACCGTGGCTACCATCGGCCATATCAACGATCTGCAAGATAAAATTACGGCGCTCCAGAGCTTCGTAGGCTACGCAGAAGATGACGCATACGGTGTGGAGGTCGATTTTGTAAACAAGACGTTTACCCGCTTTGGCGGTGCCACCAACAAACTCCCAGGCACAGATTTCAACACCGTCAATGCGTTTGGAGGCCGCCGCCGCTGCATTGTCACGGATGATGGCACGGTGCTGGCCTATTACGGTGAGGAGGGGTATGTCGAGACCGGCAAACTCGATCAATCCGTCGGTGGTTACCCAAAGGGCACCCCCGTCCAGGTTATGGTAGAACAACCCCTTTTTTACTACTGCGTTGCCCCTGTATCTCTTGAGAAAACTGAGGACGGTAACGGTTACCACCTACGCAGGGCCCGTTACTCTATCTCCGATTACATCAAGGTCGGATACAAAGTGCACCCCGCGTTTATCTCAAACGGAGTGGTAAAAGATCGGATTTATCTGTCGGCCTATGAAGCGTCCCTGTACGACGTTTCTGAGGAGACCCACATCCTGGATGATGCGCAGGTGGCGGACTTCGCCACCGACATGCTGAGCAGCATCGCCGGTGCCAAGCCCATCTCAGGCGTCGGCCAACAGTTGACCCGTACAAATGCCAGAGAGCTGGCGCACAACCGTGGCACTGGCTGGGAACAGGCATACTGCGCCACCGTTTCCGCCACCCAGCTTCTCATGCTCATTGAGTATGCCACTTTGAACATGCAGACAGCCGTCGGCTCCGGCGCTGTCAATATGAAAAATGTGGCGTCGGGTGTTAATGCGTCAGAGCCAACGGGTGTGACCGCCACGTTGGGCAATGCTACCGGGAGCGCGCTCAACGCCAAAGGTGTCCAGTTTATCAGCTACCGCGGCGAGGAGAACATCTGGGGCAACATTTTCTACTGGGTAGACGGTATGAGTGTCAACGTCCTCTCCGACGGCACCCCCAAGCTGTATGTTGCAGACCACGATTTCGCCGACAACAAAATTGATGACCACTACACGGATACCGGCATCATTTTAGCTGAAGAAAAAGGCTATATTTCCGCTTTCGGCTATAACGCGGCCTTTGACTGGATTTTTGCACCCACTGAGGTGACTGGCAACAGCGTTGCCCCTGTCGGTGACCAATTCACCCACGCCAGTGATGTAGCATGGGGGAAAGTAACGGCTCCTCAGCTGGGGGGCCTCTGGGGCAGCGGCACCTCTGCGGGACCGTTTTTATGGAATGTGCTCAACCCTGCCGCGGCCGAAAGCCGTGGCACGGGATGCCGCTTGGTATACATCCCCACATAACCAACACCGAAAAGGAAAGGCAGGTATTGTAAAATGATTGACCATGGACGCGTCAGGAGCACGGTCTGCCCCCAGCCTCTGGTGACGGATGAGCTGAGTGTGTGGAAGCACACCGACATCACCCCCATCACTGAAAACGAGGGCACCGACGCAGAATTTGTGGGCTATGAGTTTAACATGGTCCAGTACACCAAGAACGAGTACATCTTGGTGCAGGCGGAGGAAAACGCCGCTTTGCACGATAGGCTCCTGGCTACCGAGGAGCAGTTGACGGACACGCAGCTTGCCCTCTGTGATGTATATGAGCTCCTGCTGGGAGGTGACGCATAATGGCTAAGGTGTACGCTGATCTCATCGAAAAGGGGCTCAAAACCATCGACAATGTGCCCGCCAGCCTCCGCCCGGAGGTCGAGGCCATTTTGGCGGAGCGGCACACCGATGCGTAAGCTCAGGGCGTGGGCCCTTAAAATTCTGCTTGGAAAGGAGGCGAATGAGATGGCCGTTGTTTACGCAACTCTGATTGTCAAGGGTCGCAAGACCGTTGACCAGGTGCCTGAGATCATCAAGCCCCAGGTGCTGGAAATCCTGGCTGATCTGGAGGTGGCGGTCTGAGCCGTCACGCAGAGAGGGCGCATGGCTTAGTGCTGTGCGCCCTCTGCTTTACTACTGAACGCCGGGAGGGCTGAGTGAGTTTGAGTATCAATGACATTCTGGGTGGGGGTGGGCTTGTGGTCGTCCTGCTGGCGCTGATAGAAATATCCCCCATCAAAATTAACCCTTGGACAGCTCTAAAAGGGCTGCTTCAAAAAATGGCTCGTGCCTTTGGTCGGGCCATCAACGGAGATGTGCTGGCCCGGCTGGATGAGCTCCAAAAAGAGCAGTCTGAGACCCGCAAGGCGCTTGACCAACACATCAAGACTGACGATGAAAGCAAGGCCGACGAGTGGCGGGCATACATCCTGCGGTTTAATGACGAGCTTTTGCAGGGGCTCCGGCACTCCGAGGAGGGTTTCATCGAGGCTCTGGGCTACATCGACAAGTACGAGGATTATTGCCGGGAGCACCCGGACTACCCCAACAGCCGCGCAGTCCACGCCATTGCCAACATTGGGCGTGTATATGACGACAGACTGCGCAAACACGACTTTAATGTCTACAAAGAATAGGAGGAATAAACATGGACGCTATCACCTATCTGGCCGAAAACTGGGCTATTCTTGCGGTGGCTGTGATTGCTATCGTTCTGGGCGTGATTTACGCATACCGCTTTGTCAAGCTGCCCCCCGAACAGCAGCTTGACAAGGTGCAGCAGTGGCTCCTCTGGGCCGTGGTCAGTGCCGAGCGAGAGCTTGGCGGCGGCACAGGCGAGCTCAAGTTGCGGAGTGTGTATGATTTGTTTGTGGCGCGTTTCCCCTGGCTGGCAAAACTGATTTCTTTTGAGTGCTTTGCCGATATGGTGGACGACGCGCTGAGCGAGATGGAAACACTGCTGGCTGAAAATAAGGATATCCACGCCTTTGTGACGGGTGGTGACGTGGCATGCTGATCTGCATTGACGCTGGCCACGGGCGCAACACCTCCGGCAAGCGATGCCTCAAATCTATCGACCCCAACGAGACCCGCGAATGGTTGCTCAACAGCCGCATCGCGGACAAGGTGCAGGTACGCCTTGCGGCCTATAACTGCTCGATTATGCGAGTGGACGACACCACCGGGCAGGAGGATGTCGCGCTGGCCAAGCGGGTGAAGCTGGCCAACGAGGCTGGCGCTGACGTGTACCTGTCTATCCACCACAATGCGGGCATTAACGGCGGCTCTGGCGGCGGCATCGTCATCTATGCGGCTCCCGGTGCGTCGGAACGGTCCAGAGCGCTCCAGGAGGCCCTCTACGAGCACGCGGTGGCCGCCACCGGGCTCCGGGGTAACCGGGCCAACCCGACGGCAGAGAGCAACCTATTCGTCCTGCGCAACACCAAAATGCCCGCTGTGCTGGGTGAGTTTGGTTTTATGGACAGCACCACAGACACCCCCATCATCCTCACTGAGGACTATGCCGACCATCTGGCGGACGGTATCGTCGTTGCCCTGGTCGAGACTTTCAACATTGAACGGGCAACAGACAGTCTGCTCTTGCCAAGCGGCATCACGCCGGGAGAGTTTGATGCGCTGATGGAGGGGTGGCTGGCCAGACAGGCGGCCAAGAACGCGAGCTCCTGGAGCAAGATGTCGTGGGCCGCCCAGGTAGGTATCACCGACGGCACCCGCCCCCAGAGTTTCGCCACCCGCGAGGAGGCAGCCACGATGATCAAATCTGCGCTGGACTACTTCTGGCGGTCTATCATCGAGAATGTGTGCACCGATGACCCCGCTCCCAAAGACGAATAATGTACAAAAGCCGGAGAGGGTAAAAACCTCTCCGGCTTTTTTGTTGTCAAGTTCAAAAGTCTAAAATGACAATGACATATCATTTTTGCACAATATAATTAACAAAAAGGGGGCATTATGAATGACGGCTGAGAAGATTAAAAAGTTGCGTGAAGCCAGAACGTGGACACAGGCGGAGCTTGCCCGGCGACTGGGCGTTACCAGGAACGGCGTAAACTCTTGGGAGCAAGGGCTTTCTATACCATCGACAGCGTGCTTGGTGGAGTTGGCCAAAACATTCTCTGTGTCCACCGACTATCTGCTGGGACTGGAG